TTGATCCGCAGGGAGACGTATTCAGAGAAAAAATGGCCTATTACAAGGAAAAATTCAGAGATGAGTTTGACCTTTGTTTGAGAGAAGGTGTCAAATATGACTTTGACAGCTCAGGCACAATTACAGAATCTGAAGATGATCCCGTGCATTTCAATAGGTTGGTGAGATAATGTCAGCAAGAGAAAATATTGCAAAGAACATAGAGAAGCAACTACAGACGATGACCAACCCACAACCTGGTCTTGTTTCAAGGAAGTTTTTTGATTTTACAAAGATAGCGATCACACAATTTCCAGCCATACTGGTGACCACCAACAATGAAACCAGAGAAGACATAGGAATGGATCTTCGCAGGGCCAATCTCGTGGTGACACTGAGATGTTTTGTTCGCGGCAATGAACTAGATACTTTAAAAAATGAAATTATTGAACGTGTAGAAGAACAACTTGAGACACAGCGAGGCAGAGACATAGATCTCAGCGCCAACAACATACACAACGTCACTACTAGGATATCTGCCATAGAGGTCATTGAGCGAGAAATACCATTGGCTGAAGTGGTGATAACAGTGAACGTGCTTTACACCTACAAAAAAGGAGTAGTATAATGAATTCAGATGTGACAAAACATCAGGATCGTGATGGGATCACATCACGAATAACACCAGCAAAAAAGGTGGCCAATATATTTCCAAAATATAAATTGGTTGCTGAGGCGCAGGTGATTAAAAATAATGTTGACCGCGATCCAGGTCACACAACAACAGGAGTATAAGATGGCAACAAATTCAGCCGTATATACAGGTGAAAATGGTGTTATAAAGTTTGATGTCCTAGGCACGCCTACAGCGGTGGCCTCAGTGAGAAGCTTTACCATTGACCAAGAAACAGCCACAGTGGAAACCACAACTATGGGTGCCACAGGTGGAGCAAGATCATATCTACCTACATTAAAAGCTTTCTCAGGAACAGCTGATGTGTATTTTAGAGATGATGACGAAGCACAAAGTGCCCTTTTTGCAGGCATTGGTGCTGATCCAGCAACATTGGAAGTTTATCCAAGTGGAGCAACAACAGGTATCAAATTAACTGGAGAAATAATCATTACAGGTTTTTCTGTTACCAGTAACTTTGATGGCTTAGTAGAGGCAAGTATCACTTTCCAAGGTACAGGACCTTTATCTAGAACGGCACTGTAAAAGGTATCTTGTGATAACAATTACAATAGCCAATACGAAACGAGCGACGGCTGATCTTTCAAAGGAATTAGATCAGATAGTCCGCTCAGTGTCCTTGCAGATCTTTAATCAGATTAAGGATCTCACGCCAGTGGCCAAAGTCAATGGCGGTCGTGCTAAACGTGGTTGGAAGGTTAGTGGTTCAGACAAGAGCTACAAGATCTCTAACAAAGTGCCTTACATAGGACGTTTAGATGAAGGATACAGCAAACAAGCCCCTGAAGGCATGACACGACCCGCCTTGAGGGAGGTCTTACAAAGACAGAGGAGAACAAGAAGATGAATGAAGTAAAAAAACAATCGCCAGTTGAAAAGATAGCGGCTCATTACAAGAGTGCAATCTCTGGCGATATGAAGTTATACCACGTCAAAGAGTGGAATTTGGATATCTATTACAGAACCACATACCCATTCAAAGACGAGGCAAGGATACTAGAGTTGCAAACCGCAGGTAAAACTGTTGAAGCTCTCGTTGAGAGTTTGATAGTCAAGGCCAGAGACAAAGAAGGCAAGCGATTGTTCACAGATGCTGACAAGTTCAGCCTGATGCATGAAGCTGATCCTGCTGTGTTGATCAAGGCCTGTGCGGCTATAAACACTGGAGCGACCAGTGTGACATTGGACGAAGCAGAAAAAAAGTAGAGTCCAGCGTAGAGCTCAAGTTCCTGATGTACGTGGCTATCAAGCTCCACAAGAGCTTGGAAGAAGTTTTGAATTTAACCATGTTGGAGTTGGATCTCTGGGCTGGTTATTTTAAAATTGAGGAAAAGAACAAGAACCGCGAAATGAGGAGACAACGTGGCGCAAAACATAGACGTTAATGTTAATGTAAAATTAACTAACGAACAGAGGATAGCCCAACTTGAAAAAGAGTTGGAACGTCTGCAGAAGACCAGTAACAAGGGCATAGTCAGTTTCAACCAACTGGCCAGTGCATTGTCCGCTGTGGTTTCTGTCAAGATAATCAGCGACATAGCACAGACCAATCTGCAGTTCCAGCAATTGGCACAGAAGATTAACATTGCCGCGGGCAGTGCAGAAGCTGGTGCCAAGGCATTGGGACAGATCAGATCATTCGCTAAGGACAGTCAACTCACTGTGGGAGAATTGGGAGACACTTTCATAAGATTGAAATCAGCGGGCATAGAACCCAGCACTGAGATCTTGGAATTGTTCAACAAGGCGGCGGAGGCCAGCACAGACAAGACAGGCACATTACAGGCCATAACCACTCTATTCAGCAAGGCCGCACGAGGAGCTGGTGTGGACATGAAGTCATTGAACCAGTTGGCATTGGATGGTATTCCTGTATTTGAAATATTGCAGGACAAATTGGGATTGAATGCCCAACAGTTGGAAGAATTTACCAAAGATGGACAAAATACCTTGCCAGTGTTGCGAGCACTGAGAGAAGGCATACAAGAATTAAATGTCACGCCCATAGTCAATGATTTAGAAAAATCATTTAAAAATTTCCAACAATCCACTCAAGAAGCATCACTGGCCATAGGAGAAGCTGGATTGAATGCCGCCATCGTTAATCTATTGGACACCATATCAAGATTATTGAGTGAAAATGAAGAATTGATCAAATCCATAGGCAGTGCATTGGGCACAGCCATCAACATCGCTACCACAGCATTGGAATTCTTTGTAGACAACATAGAACTTTTTGTATCTTTGGGAGCGGCCATAATATTCTATCAAGCCGCCGCTGCCATCAGCGCCATGAGGATAGGATTGATTGCTGCCACTGCGGCACAAGTGGCCTTCAACGCGGCTGCCAGAGCCAACCCTTACATCTTGGCTGGATCAGCGATACTGGCTCTAGCATCATATTTTGGCATCACAGCGGCCAAGGCAGAAGAAGCCAAAGACAAGACAGAAGAATTAAATTCTAGCCTGGGTGGTGTATCTGGTACTGCAAAAATATATGGTGGCATATTTGATGAAAACACAACCAAATTGGGATTGTTCAATCAGGCACAGAAAGATATCATTGACGGCACAAAAAAATTAGATGAGACACTGAAAGCGACAGATGAAGCGGCAGCCGCACAGAAAGCAATAAAATTAAGAGAAGCCAACAAATCTTATCTTGATGGTCTAATCAAGGACAGCATGGATACCAATGATAGGATATTCTATGAACAAGAATTACACATTGAAAAATTAAGAATGTTGCTGGAACAGAAGGCCATAACAGAAGAAGAACATACCAAATATATTGAAGCGGTCTATGCTGAATCCAACAAGAGACTGATTGAAGAAGAATATAAAAAGAACAAAGAGCTAGATGATCTGAGAAGCAAGAGTTTAGAAGCATTCAAACAGGGCAAGTATGATGAAGTGAACTTCTCCATACTGACAGAGCAACAGAAGCAAGAGGCCGTGATATCCACTGCCAAGAATGCTTTGAGTTTGATAGCCACACAGAATGAAAAAGCATTTAGGATCATGCAGGCGGCGTCAATCGCTGAGGCCATAATCAACACCTACACTGGAGCGACCAAGGCCTTGGCACAGGGTGGTATATTTGGTCCCATAATGGCAGGTGTGATCATAGCACAAGGTTTGGCACAGGTGGCCACTATCAGAGCACAGAAATTTCCAGGCAGAGAAAAGGGTGGTACGGTTGTGGCAGGTAAACCTTACATGGTGGGAGAAGCAGGACCAGAATTATTTCAACCAGGACAGACTGGAAGGATAGTGCCCAACGATCAACTGCAGAGCACCAATGGTGACATAGTGAACATCAACTTCAACGTCAGCACAGTGGATGCCAAAGGATTTGATGAATTATTATCCAGCAGGAGAGAGCTGATTGTAAATACAATAAATGAAGCCATGAGAGAACGTGGCAAGAGAGGATTAACAGCATAATGTCAGGTATATTTCCATCAACAGATTTTGCGGCATTGGATTTCCGCAGTAATGTCACAATAAGAACCACTGTTACTATCAGCAATAAAATGCAGAGAGCCAAAGTGGGTGGCCAGTTTTACAGTTTCAAATTACAATCACGTCCTATGACCAGAGAAGAGTTCATGCCTATCTATGCTTTTTTGATACAGCAAGAAGGTCAATACGAAACATTCACAGTGGAGTTGCCAGGCAGTTTAAGTTCCACAAGAGGCACAGCCGCAGGCACAGTGACTTCCACAGGCTCAGTGGCCGCAGGAGTTAAGGCAGCCGCAGTGTCAGGAGGCACAGGCACTCTTAAAAAAGGAGATATAATTAAATTTTCTAATCATGACAAAGTTTATATGCTCACAGAAGATGTGGCATCGTTAGCATCTGCTACACTAAATTTTTATCCAGCATTGACCACAGCTATTACTAACACAACCACAGTGGGTTATTCCAATATTAAGATAACTGTGATGCAGACCACTGACGTCAATCAATATCAAACAGGCACAGATAATAAGTTCAAATACGAGTTGGAAGTACAGGAGGTTCTGTAATGACCAGGGGGTTGGGCAATTCGTTGGTCACAGCGTTGGGCCTACGTCAAATAAACACTGCTGAATTGGTTGAGATTGCTATTCCAAATTCAAGTTATACTGGTACTTCTGTTCCTCAAGCATTTACATATTTTCAATATACTAATGCTCCAATAAACATCACTTATGCTTCTGGTGCTGTAGACGTTAATCTTGCTCCTTTAAATACATTCTATGCACAAAGCACATTTATTGGCCTTAGCGCCGTTGAAGAAACTGCAGACATTAGAAGGGGCAGTATCAACATAGAACTCAGTGCCTTAGACACTACCACACTTTCTAACATTATCAATGCCAAATATCTTAACAGTATTGTAAAAATATGGAGAGTGGTTTTTAATACTGATTCATATAATTTTACCAGTGATAAAGTTTTTGAAATATACAAAGGTAGAATTAGCGGTTATGGTGTGCAAGAAGATGAGACCACGTGCATTTTAAATCTTGAAGTAGCCAGTCAATTTGCTAATTTTGAAAGGGCTAATACTCCAAGAACCAATCCTGAATTTTTGTTGCCAGGCGATCTTGGATTTGATTACAGTGACAAGATAGAAAAGGATATCAAATGGGGACGATAACATTGACTCATAGAAAATTAGAACAAAAGGATGTGATACAATTTCTTGATATCAGCAAACGTGCTCTGCATGAACGAGGCATGATCAGCACTGATTTTAATGAAAGTCAGCACAATTTACATATTAAAAATGTATTGAGCACACCTTATCAAAATCACGGATTTGGTTTGTTTGATAGCAATGAATTGGTGGGTTTTATATTTGGAGAAGTAAATTTTGAATTGTGGATGAATGATTATCAGTTTGTAATTGAAATTATACATATCAAACCAGATCATAGAACATTTGACAATTATGTAAAATTAATTAATACCGTAGAAAATTTTTGCATAGAAAATAACATTAAACACGTTAGCACAGTGGGTCATACATTTTTAATGGATGCTGATAATCAATGTCACACGGCATTGAGTTATCTTAGGTATGCACCTAGTCAAACTATATTTGAAAAGGATTTATAATGGGCATATTCAGTAAAATTAAAAGAGCTATAACAGGGGCTATCAAAACCATTGTTAATGTGGTAATGAAAGTGGTCAGTTTGGTCAGCACACCATTTGGCACACCATATGGTGCACCTGATGCACAATCTCAATCAGAAAGTTTTATCAATGAAGTTAAAATTAACAAAGAAAGCGGTGTTGCCAATGTGCCTATCATATATGGTAGAAGGAGAGTGGGAGGAACTAGAGTATTTGTAGGAATTGATTCTGGAGGTAATCAAGGTGAACAAGTTGGAGCGGCTGCTGGAACATATCTAAGAACTGTAACCATATTGGGTTTTGGCACTCAAGACAATGACAATGACGTCTATTCAGGTCAAATAGGAGCCATCAATGGTTGGTATAAAATATTCATAGATGAGAAAGAAGTGCCTATGGTTCGTGTGCCTGATTATTATTGGAACACGGCCACTGCGGCATTGCCAGCTGGTAGAATTGATGGCAGTTATGCCACTTCTACTCTTAGACCACCGTATAATGTTACCAACACTAGATATATGTATAAACCTGTCAGCACCAGTCCTTATGCAGGTAGATTGGTCGTGGAACTTTATCACAATGGTATAGGTAATCAAGGTGGATTAATGGTATATCCAAGTAATCCTCAATGGACCAATAATCATCAGTGTATGGGTTTCTCTGCCATTGTGTGTCAATACAAATGGTTGACTATAACCACACAAGCACAAGCAGAAGCCAATCCTTATGGTAGAGGAGTGCCTGTGGTTGAAGTGGAAGTGCAGGGCAAACCAATTGTGGATCTGTTGTCAGCTTCTGCTTATCCTAACAATTTGGGTCTTACAGGACAAAGCAATCCTGTGAATGTTTTGTATGATTATCTAACCAAATATTGTGGCATCAGCACATCAGAGATAGATTATACACAAAATGACAGTTCAACCAGTTTTTACAAGGCAGCCTATCAATGTAATCAATCTGTGCCTACATATCTTGCCAATGGCACAATAGGTTCAAGAAAAGCATTTACTTTTAATGGTATCATAGACACTGGCAAAACCACAATGGACAATGTTAAAATAATTTTAGAAAGTTTTCGTGGATTAATGACTTATAGAAATGGAAAATATTATCTTAAAATAGAAAATGCTGGTGATGATAGCGATATTACTAATATACCTACCAACATGGCGCCTTATTCAGTTATGACTTTGGATCAAGATATTTTAATAGGTGGATTAAAAATAGCAGGAGACAACATTGAAAATAAATTTAACAGTGTGCGAGTGACATTTTGCGATCCTGATGCAAATTACAATGCAACAGATGTGTATTATCCAGAAAACACCTATTCAACTCTGTCTTTAAGACAACAATATTTGAAAGAAGATCAAAACAAAGTGTTGCTTAAAAGTATTACTTTAGAAAATTGTACCAATAGAGATGAAGCATATCATTATGGTCAAGTTATATTAAGAAGAAGTAGAAATCAATTGGCAATAGAAGCCAAATGTACCATGGCAGCCGCTAATCTAACTGTGGGTGACATAGTGCGAGTTAATAATCCAGCTGTGGCCATTGACAAATATTGCAGAGTAATAAGTGTAAAATTAACTCCTGAGGCCACAATTGAATTGGGATTAATTGAACACGTGGCAGAGGCCTACACATTCAATCCTGTCACACCAGAACCTGATAGACCTGCTTTTGTTTCCATTGATCCTTACACAATATCTGCCCCAACAAATGTGCAGATAGAATTCAAATACAGTCCTATCACTTTCAGTGGTGCTACTCCTTACAGAGATCACAGAATTTCTTGGACAAAAAGCACCAGCCCTGGTGTGGCTTTCTATAGAATTTTTAAAGCCAGAGAAGGTCAGCAATATGGAGATCAGGTAGGAGTCACTGTGAATGATTTCTTTGAAATTAATTCTCAATGTAATAATTTTAATGTAAAATATTATGTGGATGCTGTGAACAGCACACAAACTGTAAAAAGCACTGGAATATTGGTATCAGCAACCATAACCACAGAATATGATCCCGCATCTGGCGTCAGTTCAATTATTAATGCTGGAACCACAGTGCAAACAGTGGGATCATCACAATTTGGAGGATAACAGATGAGTGGAACAGGTTTCTATGACAAGAACACAGGTGTTTATATGCCATTGGATGGTGTGACTTGGGGCACATTGGCTGATTCACCCTACACCAAAACCACTTGGGGCAGTTGGACCACGTGGTATAATAATTTAACAGCAGGCACCAGCACTGTGGCATTTACGGGCGATATTGTGGATCTTGGTGCTGCCTACAAGGTAGGACCAGAAGTGAATATTAACATTGTAAAAGACACAGGCGAAGCAGGTGTGTTGTATTCTGAAAATTATCCTGAGGTCACATTTGAAGCCAGCAACAACGCAGACATGAGCTCTGCCACCACACAGGTGATCACCAGGGCCAGCCCCAATTACACCATAGGCACTGCCAAAAGATATCACAGAGTCACGGTAAAAGTAGAGGCAGGCACCAATGCCGCACCTCAGGGCATGAGCGGTTATGAAATACATTTCAATAACACGGGTGGTACCGTGGCTGAATATGTGAGCAAAAACGGTGGATTGCCTACCACAGCAATGGATATCAACGGAAATATTATTAGGACCACTTAAAAACATTAAATAACAGGAGATACATTATGACTTGGCCCACAGACGACACAAACATAAACACCACCAATTTAGACTCAGCCTCTGATTCGCCTGCGGCGGCTCGTGCTGATCTTAAAACTGCCATGGATGAAATTAAGAACATCATCAATGGTCGTAATCAAGCTTCAGGAGTGGCAGGATTGGATGTGAACAGCAAGATCACCAACACACAGTTGCCCAACACTTTAGTAAGTAGCACAGGCACACTGGCATTGAGTCCCAACAATTCAGTGGTCACAGTGAACAATTATCTAAAACTGGCCACAGTGACTCGTGCCGCGGCCTATGCACAGAGCCCGTTGGAAGATGGCATGATCGCTATGTTGAGCAATGGTGACAGCACAGTGGCCAAACCTGCCTACTACGCAGGTGGAGTATGGCGTTACTTTGACACCAACTCTGAAGTGTCCAATGCCTGATGCAATCTAAAAAATTTTACGATCTAGTGAGTGAGTTGGGTGAATTTCGTTGCAACAAAGATCTTCGCAGATTCAATTATAGAGCCAAACGGAATCCCAACTGGAACGTGAATCAATACTTCAGCCATTTTGGACACTGCAAGAATGGAGTATTTCATCACTGTGATTTTGAATTGAAGAAGAAACCCGTGAGCCAGGTATCCTACTTCTACAAATTGACAGAACGTGATGGCCAATTGATCAGGCTACGTGGCGGCAAGCCACTCAAGACCACAGGACGTGGCAGACCTGCTAAAAAGAAATAGTTTTTAATTTTTTATTTTTTCTATTAATTGTAGAATTTCGTGGAGTGTTTCACAGATAAGGTATAGACTGTGGTATTTGTCTGCACAACGCATTGATTAAAAAATACTTCTGTTTGTCTGATATGGATCTTGTTCTTTTGTATTGATCAATGATACCACAAGCAGTGGCCCATTCTTTGGGTATCCATTCGCGAGCAGGCACTTGTTTGGTTAGATGCAACCCAAATGCCACTATCAACTCTGTGGGCATAAGATATATGTCAGAAGGATTGGCAGTTTCAAATGTATATTGCAGTTCTTCAAATGTCATTGTGTCTATATTTTACGATTGATCTATTGAAAAGTCAAGTGCAACATTGATAGGTCACTACGTGACCTGTAAATGGAAAAAACATCGCTCCGTTCCACTTCGCGATGTATTTTTCTCATTTACGATGTCTTTAAATATTAAAGAAGACAGTGCATCACAAGGAATAAATGACACGAGTGAAACGAGTGTTATTTTTCATTGTGTGCGATTCCGCGTGAGCGGAATCATTCATAATCAACTCAATCAATTGATGGAATCAGTGGCCTTGTCAACAAGTCACACGACCAGAACGTGCTTTTTTCAGGGATCATAGTTTATCACTGGAGTGTTTATGTCCTTGGCTATCCCTGCCTTGACCAATCTATGATTCCTAGGTTGCGTTCTACCAGTCTCCTGAACCGCCTTGTAGCGGACACCTATTAAGCGAATACTTTTAACCTTTCGCTGGGTCATTGCTCACGATTGATTCATCTGTGTTACCAGACGGACGGACCGTTCTTTAGTCCCTTTGTTTGCCTATTAGAGAAATTTAAAAAAAATTTATTGTGCCTATGTTTGCCATAATCACAAATATATATGCCTTCGCCCAAAAAGAGCAACCTTTTTTGAGTCTAAACTAAATATTGATGTGTTCGTAAGATATGTCATATCCATAGCTTAATACAACGAACACGTGGGCTTGTGTGTAAGTCACGTTCTCTTGCAAGTTTATGTGCTTTATAAAGTCACACAGGCCCGCTCAAAAACTATAAGGCCTTTCCTTTACAGACATAAATATTTTTAGGTGGACACTCTTATTGCCATATGAACGTCCACTTAGGTGCATATATACCGTCACAGTATGCCATACTTGAATCCTTATATGCACCGCCTAAAAAAAATATGGGCAAGATATACCGTCTAGACAGCTATAGGAAAGAACAGAAGCAACGCAAAGAACGTTGGAATCGTGCCTCCATACAGGCAGGTTATGTGTTCAGTGAGAAAGCAGTACAGATCATCAAGGAAGAGTTGGAGTTCCGCACAGAGACAGATCCAGCCGCAGTGTGGTATGGCATGGTGAGGGCAGGCATAGATCAACTGAGGACACAGGGATGGACAGAACAAGACATAGGGCGCCTGATCAAGGACAGCCAAAAAAAATAACCAGTCAGAACTGGGACTACATCATAGAGCGGCGTCAGCAGGAATTTTACCGCGAGCAACGAGCAAAATCTTTACCAAAAAAGTCATAGACACGGGTCTTTTTCTTGTTGTATAATAAATACAAGATGAATAAAATACGTAAAAAGGGTGGACCTAAACCAGGCACACCATCACCGTTGAAGGGCAGACCTTCACCACTGAGAGGCAGACGATATCCGCATCTGTGGACATCAGGACCTGACCCAGATCATCACAGATTGTGGAGAGGTTATCTTTTGGCCAAGAATCAAGCCAAGTATTGGGGTCAAGAATGGACAGTGACTTGGGAAGTCTACAGAGACACTCTATTGCCGCATATCCATAATCTAGGTCGTGGCAAAGACGCATACAATATAGGTCGCAAAGACAGAAAAATGCCTTGGACCAATGACAACGTGATCGCTGTCCGCAGAGGAGATGTGGTCAGCCAACGGAAAGCAGGACCCAGAAGTTATCTACCACCACACGAGTTGGAACGTAGACGAGCACTAATGGAGCAATACAAACAACGAGGATACAAAGGAAAGAGATACAGAAGATATGACACAGAAGAACAATGATATTTTTGCAACAATTAAATCAAAATCACCCGTGACCTCAATTGAGAGGCAAATCGCAGTGAGGGTGAGAGCGGAACTCTATGACATCATAGACATCGTGCAATCAGCGGCACTGCAAGGCGTGACTTTTGCTGAAGACTACGGTACGGAAGTGGCAGAAGGATTGATAAGAAGCAACACCATCTCTATGGTCACTAGAGTTTTAGATCAAATAGATGAAGAAGTTAAGAAGGAGCAAGATGAATCAGTATAAAGAAGCAATGGAAGATGCAGTGTCTCAGCATCTGAGATGTGTTTGGCAGAAAGAGAACAATCAAGAGCACCCAGGTGAATGTTTTAGGAATGACAAGGTGGTCTATGAGATATGGGATATCGTGAGCCTGCCTGAAAACGAAGAGAGATGTTTCCACCTAATGGAATGGTTGATATTGTTCGCACAAGAACACCCCAATTGGGATCAAGATCTAGCCAATTGGTGCCTAGAAGTGTTGGATCGCAGTCCTGTGCATATCAGAACCAAGGATGAGAGATGGAAGAGCACCAGAAACAATCATATGATATGGAAACTGCTGATGCAGTATCACGAGATGGTGCTGATAAAATTGGAAGAAAAGAAGAGCAACACGTTCTCCAACCACTTTGAATTCGCACAGGTCTAATGAGATTCCACATACTGGGAGTACCACACACTGTTACTAACACGGATTACCTAACCTGTGCATTCACACAGAAAGTTTTAAAGTTTGGGGCTATGATGACACCCAGAGGTCACGAAGTGATACATTACGGACACGAAGATTCTAATTTAACCTGCACAGAACACGTCACAGTGATAGGCAATGCAGACTTGAAACAGGCCTATGGCAGCTATGACTGGCGCAAAGAATTTTACAAGTATGACATGAATGATTCTGCCTACAAGACATTCTATTGGAACACGATACAGGAGATAGAGCGAAGAAAGCAACCAGGTGACTTCCTGCTGCCGTTTTGGGGATCAGGTGTCAAGCCCATCTGTGATGCTCATCCAGATATGATCACAGTGGAACCTGGCATAGGCTATGCGGGTGGACATTTTGCTCGTTGGAAGATATTTGAGAGCTATGCTGTGTTGCACGCCTATATGGGCCTGCCCGCAGTGGCAAGAAGCAATCCAGACTGGTATGCCACAGTGATCCCCAATTACTTTGATGCTAGAGATTTCACCTACAAGGCCAAGAAACAGGACTACTTCCTGTTCATGGGTCGTGTGTACGAGGGCAAGGGAGTGGACATAGCCATACAAGTGACAGCAGAGATAGGCGCACCCTTGATCATAGCAGGACAGTGTCCAGACGGCAGGCAATTTCCTGCTCACGTCCGCTTCGTAGGATCAGCCAACAAACAACAACGCAGAGAACTCATGGCCAATGCCAAGGCCGCGTTCTGTCCATCTTTATATCTAGAACCTTTCGCGGGTGTCAGCATTGAGATGTTGCTGAGTGGCACACCCATCATCACCACAGACTGGGGCAGTTTCACAGAGAACAATGTCACGGGCTTGACAGGATACAGATGCAGGACCTACAAGCAATTTGTGGTGGCCGCCCGCAACATTGACAAGATCAAACCCCAAGACTGTCGCCAGTTCGCGGAGCAGTTCCTACTGGAGAACATAGCACCCAGATATGAACAATACTTTGAATCAGTTCAAGCAGTGTATAGTGGTAAAGGTTGGTACAGTTGATGGACCCGCTGTATCAAGCCTTGTTGGAGCGTTTCCTTGAGGATTTAAAGATGCGACAGGCGGAATTCCGCAACGACTACACCATCAGCACGGCACTGGCGATAGCGATTCGCGAGACAGAACAGCAATTAAGGGCACCAGCAGATGACAGATAATTGCCCAGGATGTTCTTTGCCAAACACCACACTGCAATGGTATGAATCCAAGAATCAATGGGTGTGCCTCGCCTGCTCAGTAAATAGGAGAGCAGAACAAACCAGGATAGAATCACAATGGCAGCGAAGAAATATAACATCATACAAGGCGACTCAGCACAAGAACTAAAGAATATACCAGACAACTCTATAGATGCTGTGGTCACAGATCCGCCCTACGGCATAGAGTTCCTGGGCAAGGCCTGGGATTCAAACACAGGAGCAGTGGAGATCTGGCAACAATGCCACAGGATACTGAAGCCAGGTGGCTATCTCCTGGCCTTCTCAGCGGCACGCACCTATCATCA